GCCTGTAAATTGAAATTGGTCTGTATTACTTACTCCTGCGATAGATGTATCTACTTCGATTATGAAGTTAGGGTCATAAGCCAATTCAGTCTCACCACTATTTGACCTACTATAAATGCTTCCAAAGCCATTCGTGCCAACATTACCCCATCCTATTGAGTTGTTGCTTGCACCTTTGCCCCATCCTATTGTATTACTCATATCTTTTAATTATATCTGCCAGCCTCCGAAGTAAGATTCTCTACTCGGATAACGGTCATCGTTAGTATTTAAATTATATTCAGGATAAGTAGGCTGGTTATAACTCATAAAGTGTATAAACCTTTCGCTATAATATTCTGCCTTATCTCTGTATTTCTGCACCAAATAATCCACCTCTTCTTTACTCGCATTTTCAGCGGTTTCAGAAGTGTGTTTCATCACTCCTTTATTAGTTATCTGGAATGAGCTTATCCCTACATATTCAACAAGCCCCCAATATATAGTCATATCCTTAACAAACTTGTCTATAAGTATCTTTTCAGGGTCGCTGTCTTGTACGTTCTGCGTATTCTCTACATAATCTTGAAGCCTTTCATATAGCTTAGTGCCAAGGTAGTTTTGAATGTGAATTTCTTGTGCTATTTTCAAACATTGCAAAAACTTATCAGGATCAACTGCACCAGTTAAGATGCTGTTGGCTTTTATGTCATTCTGTGTTACAAATAATATCGTTGCCATTATCTTTTAAAGTTTGGATGATGTCCGTTGTTAGGCATATCTTTTGGAGCTACCTTTGCCTTTTTATGTCCTGCTGGTCTAGGCATATAGCTTTTAGGTATACTATCTACTTCAGTACTACTACTCAAAGCCTTATCCTCAACAAAGCTACCATCTGTTTTCTTTTTAAGTCGGTATAAATTCTCTTGCCAAAAATGTCCGCAATTTACTCCGCCTTTGTACTTGAATAAGTCGTAGGCTTGTCCTTTGTGTCCAAACTCTTTATTTAGTCCTTGCCTACTAGCTTTATCTATGTCTTCAAGTCGATACACTACACCTCTATCAGTTCTGCGCATCATTTTAACGCAAAAATCACGACTATTACCACTACTATACTTTTCTGAGTATTGGTACCTAACTTTATAAAAAGACTTATCTAAATTACTCTCGCCACTAGGTTTTGATTTTATGGCAGTAGCCAGTTTCTGCATTGTTGTTTTTAGAGGCTTTATTTTTCGTTTTGCCCAATCCTCAACACTCTCATTGTCTTCTTTATATTCTCTAGTATCTACTAGCTCATATTCCTCTTCATCCACTGTCTCACCATAAAGCTCTTCAAGTATCGAATAAAGCTCTTTATCTGTTGGCTCTGTTTTACTAAGCTCCACCCCTGTTTGCTTTTCCTCTTCCTCTTCGCTCACATCTTCTACTTGCATAAAGTCCAGAGGCTGGATAGTCTTAAAGTATAAGTCTAAATTAGGGTTAAGGATTTCTTTTATGATGTCAATAAATTGATTTTGGAAGACCCTTATAACTATGTTTTCAAAAAGCAAAGTAGCGTTCTTTATCTCATCTGCATTGTTTCCAAGTCCAGACTGTCCGTCTCTTATTCCTAATAACATAGGAGAGGTTACTCTATGCCCTACAATTAATTTATTAAAACATTCCTTAGATAAATACTCGTAATGCTGTGGTGCGTCGTTTAAAGGTATGCTTTGCACTTCTGTCTGGCTTTCTTTGTCATCATTAAAACTAATCACTACTTTTTTACCTTTACTTCCTGTTAGCTTAGCCTTTACATCACGCTCCAGCTCTTGACGTTTCTCTTGATCCTCTGGAATACCATTATTAAAGTTCACAACAGTTGTAGGACTAAAGCCATTCTGTGCGTCGTTTATCTGATAGTCTGCGATTTCTTCTTCTAGTAAAGCATAAGGCACTGCACCTATGTAATCGGGTGGTGTAAAATATTCACTACCTGTTACATAATCTGCCCATATATAAATCTCTGGCTCTTTACCATTGCCAAAACCAAAGGCTTTTATTCCCTCTAGGTCATCACTTCGTTTGTAGTCTTTCCAATTAGGGTGATAAAACCACTGCTCTATTTCTCCCTTTTCATTTTTCTTTTCAGGTCTTAGCGTATGCATCGGGAAGTGCTCCAGCTTATAAGGCTCTCCATCTTTATACAGGACCTGAATAGATGCCATGCCTAAAATTTTCCTATCGGTAATTATACGCCTTGCATCTTTAGGTCTTAATTGGGTTATGAACGTTGTAAATTCAGCCACCTTACTGCCAGCATCGGTAGCATCTATACCCTTACCATAAATAAGGTTAGATATACCAGTTAGAATAGCTTTATTCGTTGTGCTTCGAGTCGCTCTATCTATTAAATACTGGAAGTAATTATTATCCTCTCCATATTCAACAAACTCCTTATTTTTTGTCTCAACTATTTTAGGACTTGTATAACTTGACAGGCTTACACTTATTATATCTTCTTTGTTCATAAACTTATATATTCATTATTGGCATCTCCAAGGTCTTTAGTTTCAATATATCGCTTTGGAATTACATCGTAACAATATAAAGATGCTCTATATCTTAACTCATTGCCTTCAAATATTTCTAAAATATAATGCTAATCGTTTTTAAAATTAAAACCATTTACATCAGTAACGCTATAATAATAACTCACTTTATTAAGGCTTAGCTCCTCATCATATACATCTACATTCCTAAAGTCATCAGTAACAACCACCCTAGCTGTAGTTAAGGCTTCGCTAGGAATAAAGTGTAAGGTAGTTGTGCTTTCAGTTACTATCATATTTATAATACTCTTTTTTAATGCGTTTGTTACATTTTTAACAAAAAAAACCACTAAAATTAATTAGTGGTTTTTTATAATCATTCAAAAAAGGCTATGCCCCTTCAGTTACACTTGTAAATGTGCCATCGTCTATGATAGTTGGGTCAACTAATTTACTCATCTCACGCTCTTGCGCTACAATGGTTAAATTATAACCACTTAGCTCTCCCATAGCCGATCCAGTAACTTGGTTTACAGTTACATCACATCCATTTTCAATACCTACTAATAAGAAGTTTCCGTTATAGTCCTCAACAAACACATGAGGTCTTCCAAAACTTGCTATCTGTAGCTCTTCTCTACTTGCAGCGTCTATCTTTTTAAGGATAGCGGTTATAGTAGCTGTGTGAAAAGATGTTCCATTCTCCCCTGACGTTTCGCCAGCATCCTCAAGGTTGTGTCCTGAGCTTCTTAACTCATACTTAAATAAGTCTATCGGTGTTGTAGGTGTTCCAAAACCATCTATAACTCCGCTGGTCTCTGTTGCATCCTTAAACAGACTTGCATCAAAGTTGGCAAAGTAGAGGGCTTTAATACCCCCTACAGAGTCCTTACATGGTTCTTTTCTACCTAATGTTAAATCACAACTCATATTAATTTGCAGAGTTAGTTATACCATAAGTTACGAAATCTTGTGCAAACTCATATTGCACAGCGGCAGTAAATCTCATGATAAATCTGACGTTTTGGCTACCATCAATATCTGCCATGTCGATAAGTTTTACCTCGGAATGGTCGTTCAATAGACCAGTACCAAATTTAAGGTTAGACTTTCTAGTGGCTATCATTGTATCACCATCTAATCCGTTTGTCATGAAAATTTTTACACCATCAAAAACAAGGTCATTTAGCGTTTGGTTGTTACCTTGGTTATTGAAACCTGCAGCACCTTGACCGTTTGCAGCAAAACCACCCAAAGCTCTTACATAAGCCTTGTATACTTTTTGCGATACATAAATAAGCAAGTCTTCACGACCGTATAGTCTATCTGGAATAGCATCTACTACTTTTCCAAGCTCGTCAATTACATTTGATGCATCTATAGTTGTTCCAGTTACTTCTTGGCCAGCTGGTAAATTAGCATCAGCTGCGATAAGTGTAGTAAATCCATCATACTCACCAGTGTTCCCAGCATCCCCTCTCCAGATAGCGATTTCATTGTTCTCTGCCACTTGTGCCACATATTCAGCAATCACAAAATCAGCAAAAGACGATGGAATTTCATCGTGTGCAGAGAAACCCATTTCTAAAGCATCCCATGTGTCGATAAAGTCTTCTTTACAGAATTGCTGGTTTACTTGTAGCTTCTTTGGTTCAAGTGGTCTCTCTACAGTTGTAATATCACCTGTAGCGTCAAAATCACATGTACTATCTTTTATGATGTCAGTGATATTAGCTGGTCTTAATGTCTTCCTAAACTTAATGTTTGGGACAATATCCACACCACCATTTTCAAGTGTTGGAGCAGATAGTAATGCAGCGCTTACATAAGGCATCGCCTCAGCACCTGCATAGCTAGTTGTAATGTTAGTTGTTGTTGCCATAATTTACGAAAATAATTTTGAGTACACTCTTGATTTAATGC